ATGGCGACATCATTCAAAGCGAAAATACGAAAGCGGAGGGCGAGTGGCTTCCACTCGGTGTACATCCTCTGTACCCACAACGACAAGCCCGTCTACATTCGCACCAACCTCGTTGTGCAGGATAGCGGAGTGACCGACAAGGGCGACATTACAGATCCTCGTGTGCTGATGCGAGCCTCTGCGATTATCTGCACCTACTACGATAGGTTGCAAGGGAAGCGCATAGACAACCTCACGGCTAAGGAGGTGGTGGAGATAGCCACGGATAGTGCCGTGGAGGATATACCCTTCTCCGACTTCGCAGAGGCTTACATACGCAAGCTCTCGGGACGTGGGGTGAAGCGAGCGGACAACTACCGCTACGCCCTCAATAGCTTCCTCTCGTTCGCTGGGAAGCCCTCTATCGGCTTCTCCGAGGTCACGTCCAAGCTCCTACGCCAATGGATAGAGAGCCTCGCACACACGAAGCGGGCGAAGAGTATGTACCCCACACTCCTCAAAGCTATCTTCAACGCTGGTATGGAGGAGTACAACGACTACGACCGAGGGGTGGTGCGTGTGGCAAACCGCCCGTTTGAGTTCCTCAAGATACCGAGCGGGGACACGCCCGAGAAGCGCAGCGTGAGCGTGGAGCAACTCCGTGCGTTCTTTGCGCACACTCCCATAGGCGGGCAAGCGAGATATGCACAAGACGTGGCACGTGTGAGCTTCTGCCTTGCTGGGATGAACGTTGCCGACCTCTACGAACTCACTCCCGACAACATCCAGTGGGACAAGCTATGCTACCACAGAGCCAAGACCAAGGGCAAGCGAAGCGACAAGGCGTATATGGAGGTTAGCATACCCCCGCAGGCTATGGACGCCCTCGCAAGGCTCACAGAGGACGCACGTGATGGCTATCTTCTCAACCTCTCCGCACGCTACTACGATAGGCACTCTTGCACCAGCTATATCTCAAGGGGCATCACGAAGCTCTGCAAGGAAGCGGGCTTGCCCCCGATGACCTCATACGCCCTCCGCCATAGCTGGGCGACCATAGCACGCAACGAAGTAGGGGCAAGCGAGGAGGACGTGGCGTTTGCCCTCAATCACATCTCCGCCCATAAGGTCACAGATAGGTACATCCGCAAGGACTACGCACGTGTGGACAAGCTCAATGCAGAGGTGGTGAGGTTGGTATTAGGGGGATAAAAAAAGAGTGAGGAGACCGAAATCTCCCCGCTCTGATTTTTGCCCAAGCGCAAATATGCGTGCTTAGGCTACGTAACGTAAGCCACGGGCGGAGACGACCGCCTCGATAGCTCTACAAAGGTAGCTAATCTTTTGATACCACCAAATGCTACCCCCTCCGAGTGAGTGCAAGGGTGAGCTTAGCGATATGCTCCTGCTGTTGCTGTATGATAGCATCCTTAGCCAAGAGGAGCGCCCTTAGTTCGTCAAGGTGAGGGATGAGCTTATCTACTCCCTCGGGGGTGAAGGGCAAGCCCTCGCCCGTAGTTAGCCACTCTTCGGACAGCTCGGGGAACACCCCTCTAATCACATCCACATCGTACACCTCACGAAGTCGCCATTGGCGTAGTCGCTCTCGTGAGATACCAAGGATAGTCGCAAGCCCTGCATCTGTAGACGCACCAGCGTAGGTACGCAGCGTGTCCAAGGTAGCCTGCATGTTCTCGTTCTTTACACTTGCCATATCTGTATATATTTTCCGTTCTTCTGCAAAGGTAGTGAAAATATACTGAATGAACAGCTTGTATATCTATGTATATATCTATATATAAGTATGTGTAATTGTTTTCACTGAAAATTTGGCGGTGTGAAACATTTGTCTTATCTTTGTAGTGTCAAAGGGTAAGAGATACCCCACGACACGTAACGTAAACAAGACAAAGACAAATGGACAAGAAAACCAGCGAGTACCACATCTGGTGGGTATTCGTCCTCACGGACAGGCTCTCAACTGCTTCACGCAAGCGCCTTGAAGCAAGAGGCTTTTCATCATCGGCATTCTCAAAGTCGCTCAAGCGACACTGCCCCAGCCTGCAGAAGGCAAAAGAGATGCAGGCAGAAGTGCAGACCTGCTTGCGAAAGGGTGACCTCGTAGAGACACTACTTATCACCGACAAGCAGTTTGGTATGATGACCACCGCATTCGGACACTAACCACCAACAAGTAAAAGCGAAGCCCCCGCACCGCAAGGTGTAGGGGCTTTCTTTTTAGCCTGTACCATCCCCAGTGCAGGCATAGAGCAGGGAACGGGCGCAAAGCCCCGAACGGCTCTTTGTTGCTATATGAGCGCCTAAACTTTGGACATTTGCAACGCCCATAGGCATAACTACTTAGTGCAGTCCACCGCCCGCCAATAGCCACATTTTGGGCTATCGTTTGGACAGACCTTGGACAATTACAGCCCACGCAGAAGCGGTAGCCACAGCCTGCGGGATACCCACGCACCCAGTAGCACCGCAATAGCGAGGAGGGGCGCAAAAGCCTTGAGGCGCATTGACTGCCACGCTGTGAGCTTGGCGTGGACTTCGACCACCTCGGTAACGTGGATGCTGTCGATTCGCCCCGTGTTGATAGTGTCTACTCTCCAACGGTCACGCCAGCGGTACATCTCTTTGACCTTGTAGATCGTGTCGCCCGCCATACGCTCGGTGAGGTAGATGCTATCGTGGATATACACGCTATCCAACCGCCAGCGGTCACGCCACTCTACCCTCGTCCGCTCTACGGGGACGACCCGCACCTTCGGCGAGCAGGAGGTTAGGAAGTAGCCAAGCAGTGCAACGGCTATAACCACAAGGAGCGTTTCCCACGCGCTCAGTCTATTTGCTTTCATCGTAAATCTGTGTAAATGCTTTGTCAGGTAGCCACAGCTTGCTACCTTTGTAGGAGAGAGGCACTGGGGCTGGAGATTGGCTTTCAGATTTCGTACTCACAAATCCTATCCAGCCCCGCCTCTCTATGCGCCCTGCTGATTGGCGGGGCGCACTTATTTAGGGCTGGGGCTGACCAGCCTCTGCCTGCTTCTTCTCTTCCTCGATCATCTTTAGATAGTTGCCAACAGTGCTACTGATCGCCGAGCTCATCATGGTAGCCGACTCGTAGCTTGGGACGAGGCGCTTAGCCGTTTCCTTGCCGTCTTCGCTATTTGCGTCAAGACCAAGGAGGGTGACGATGTCAGAGGTCATAGCTTCTACCCATCGCTCGAGGCGCTCACCGCCAAGCTCAGCCGATCCACCACCTTCGCCAAGGATCGAGCAGTACTCCCCGAAGAAGAAGAACATGTGATTGATAACCGACAGGATAGCCTTGAGCTTGTCCTCGGGCATCTGCTGTACGGACAGCGAGCGGACGGTGTCCTTGAGCTTGTTGAACTCCTCGAGGGAGACGACGTCGCCAGCGGGGGCAGGTGTAGGTGTAGGCACTGCGGGGACTAAGCTCGCGAGCCACTCCTGGAGCGTCCCCTTGAAGCCATCCTGCACCGCCAGCTCGTAGGCGGATAGACCTCGCTCTCCTCGGAGAGCCTCAAGCGCCTGCGCGGTGATGCTGTCGGTTGTTGCTTCGGTGGCGCTCTTCACGACCTTACAGAGCGGTGCGACGATCTCATAGTCGTGGTAGCCGTCGGCGTAGTCCTTATCGGGCGTGCGACCTGTGACGATGAGCGTATATACGCCAAGCCCGAGCAGTCGTGAGATGTCTGCCGTCACCTCTACCACCAGCTCACCGTTGGAGATGGTGTATGGGATCGTAGCGCACTGCGTCCCCTGCTCACTCTTGACCCTCACGTGGAGCGCCTCGAGGGTGGTAGGATCGATAGCCTTCCCAGATGGTCTGGCTACAAGAGCTACTCTGATGAGGGTGTCGTTTCCTCGCTGTGCGAGAGGGAGCGTTGCCGTCGACTTCTGGCAGGCACCCTTTCCAAATGCGTTCATATAGGTTTGATTACGTTGTGTGAGGCCGTTGATTTGTTGGCAGGTGCAGGCGGAGGCCTCACGTCACCGCCAGCCCTGCTGTTGTTACTTTAGTCGCGTGAAGTTCTTGCCGTCGTTCGTCGTCATCGCTTCCTGCTTCGGCATTTCGCCGAGCGGAGGGATGGCGACGTGTACCCAAACGCTCTGCCCCTTGCGCTCGAATATGACCTGCTGGAAGCCTCCGCGTCGGCGGATGATGTCGAACAGATCGCGCAGGCGCTCGGGGCTGTGCATCGGCACGATGTCGGCCGCCTGCCCTGCAAGGTGTTGGCTCTTCTTGACGCCTCCGACGGCGCTATTGACGTCCCAGCTTCGGAAGCCCGACGTTACTTTGATTGGCTCGCCGAACTCCTCGCGGATGCCGTCGAGGTAGTCCATCAGTCGCAGTAGGTCGCGCTTCTGCGTGGCGTTGGGGGTGTTGGGGATGCCCCGAGAGATAGCCGTACCGCTGTGCGTCATCTCGGAGAGTGAAAAGTACTTGCTCATAGTCGTATCAGTTAAAAGCCACTACCTCCTCGGTCGTTGAGTTCCTTACGGAGCTTCTTCATCTCCTCATCGTCAAGCAGGGTAGAGTAGGCACTGCGAAGTCTGCGCAAGCTCTTTACTACGTTCTGCGTGTCGTTCTTCGGGCTGTTCTCCCAGATGCTAAGCCCCTCGGTGGCGATGAACACCAGCGCAAGGACAACAGACACCCACGGCACTTCGGGCAGGTGGAAGAGTTGCCACACGTCTGTGATGAGGAAGAGCATATCAGCGAAGCCAGCCACGATGAGGAACACGTAGTACCATAGGAGTTTACCGAGGAGCGTACGGATGCCCCAGCTATTCAGCCGTGGGGAGAAGCGTTTTGCCACCTCGTCCAGCGTTCCGTGCGCTGTACCCTCCTCAATAGCCTTGCGGGCTTGGTCACGTGCGAAGCGCTTATCTCTGCGTATGGCTGAATTGGTGTCAAGGATGCTGGCGAACAGCACCCCGACATAGCAAATCAGCACGACGACAGAAGCCAGCGTGATCTCCCCCTTGCCGAACACGGAGAAGTCGAAGTACTCTGCAATAATCATAGTCTTTGGTTTTGGTTGGTTATGGTTGTTGGTTAGTAGTTGTCGCCTATGACGATGAAGGAGAAGTCAACGTCGTACGGCGCATTAAGAAGATGCGTGTAGACCTCAAATGAGTTGGCGGTCAGATTGCCGTACTTCGCACTTGAGCGTGAGTCTCTCCCCGCATCCATGAAGAACAAAGCATATCGTGTGTGCCCGAGGTTGTGCGTGACGAGGAACGTACCACGCCCAGTGCGTCTGATAGTCATCCCGTCGGCACGTGCGCCATACTTGTACTCAAAGGATCCGCTCCCAGCGTTCACACGTCCACCGAGCAAGATACCAGAGGTGTCCATAGCTCCCTTCACTCGCAAGCCCCCTGCAACCTCCAGCATCACGTTCCCTGCGTTGCGGATAGCGCCACTTACAGCATCCACGTAGGGCAGGCGTGAGCGGTCTGCGTTGATGTAGTACTCTGCGTTGTGGAAGACGAGGAAGCCCGACTGCGTGAGGTACGTGCCTCTGTCTCGTCGGCTGTCCGAGGTCACACGGATGTCCGCACGCACATTCAGCTGGCTCTCCCTATCCACATAGTCCCCACGGAAGATGAGGTAGAAGGACAGTGTGCCGTCGGGGTTGACGTTGCCCGAGAATGAATATGAGCCACCAGCGGGGGATAGACGTACCTCGGGGGAGTAGGCGGGATAGCTTGGGTAAGGCGACGCACTCACCGCAAGAAAGCCCTTACTTGAATGTCCATAGCGCACACGCCCGATGAACGTGAGCCTAACGTCGACCTTTGACGAGGCTGTGACGTATCTCCCGAGGTCTTGTGGCTGGATGATAACCTCTACTTCCTTGGCGTTTGGCGCGCTGTGGAACAGGATGTCTCTCCCATAAAGCCCCGTCAGTTTAACCTCTGGGAGATCGACGACCACGTCTTCCGTCAGCTTCCCTCGGCTTATCACCTTGAGGTCTGGGTGCGTGTCGCCAATCTTCACTGCGTAGGGGTTCTCAATGTCGGGGCTGTCCCTGTAGCGGTAGTTCTCAAGGTAGAGGTGTGAGCCCGCTGCGCCTTGCCCCTGCGGGTGGCGGATGTGGAAATACCCGAAGTCAGCGCTCCCGTCGTGGTGGATAGCCGTCTGATAGGTCTCCTTACCCTCTTCTAAGCCCTTGACGCCCGCTGCGAGGGCAGGCGCTCCAGCCTTACCGCTGATGTAGGAGCGGATCTTACCGCTCGTGTCCTTAGCTCCGATGAGTGTACCCAGCACCACGCCTCCCTGGATATCCGTAGTACCCTCGTGGATAGCTTCGTGTAGGTAGTCCGAGGGGTAGGACTTCTCCCCACCGTCGGGGTGGCGGAACTTAATTTTATCACTCACGATTTCTCCCGTATTTAGGTTAATGGATGTGCTTCCGTCAGCCGAGGTGATGCGCTCCGTGCGTATTTGGCTGGGCAGTACCTCGGTGAAGCCGTAGAGGGTCGTGAACGCTCTGTTAGGAGCTGGGCTGAGCATACCGAGGTAGAGGTAGTAGTACCCCGCCTCCGCTTCCATAGCCTTAGCCGTGTCAGTAGCGAAGAACACCCCGTTTGCACCGTTGCGCTCCACCTTGGCGTAGAGGTGGATGGTCTTTTGGTCGGTACGCACTGCGTAGTCGTAGGCAGGGAGCGTCCACGTCTTGTACTCGCTGGGCTTATAGTCTGCGCTGAGCGTATTGATGCCGAGCGTCATGTGACGGAGGTAGCCCCTATCTGCGTGCAGGATGCCTCTGCTCTCGTTCCACGTGACGTTGTGCGTCACAGACCCCGTAGCCGTGGGGGAAGCCACGAAGACAAACTGCAACGACTTATCCCCCACCATTAACTGCATCGTGCGGGCGGTGACGGGGCTAACGCTATCGCCAAAACCCGCTCTCACCTCGTCGGCAATGCCGTCAGCGAGGCTCATAGCCTGCTGGTAGGAGCGTGCTACCTCCCTGCGCACCGCCTGCACCTCCTCCTTCTGCTGTACCCCTTCGGCTTCAAGAGTACCGAGAGAGACGGCAAGGCTGGGGGCTTGTACCTCGTTGGAGAGCGTTATCTGTGGCTTGTACTGCTGGGAGAGTTTCGTGCGGATAGCCGTGATGCGCACGTGGTCGTCAATGTCAAGGCTCGTATCCACAAGACGGACGTACGCACCGATAGCGAGCTTAGGGGCGAGTGTGCCCCAATTCTTCTGTGCGTAGAGCCCGTCCAGCTCCGCCTTATATGTCACCTTGGGTTGCAGAGCTTCGTGGAAGTAGCGCACCGAAGCATTGAGAAGCTCTGTCTCTGCCTTCGTGATGTACTCGTCGGGCAGGCGCACACCGAACACAGCGTACTTGTCGCCCACGGAAGGGTAGAACACCTTCGGCTCGGGGAGCTTCATCCCGTCCTCCTCTACGCTCACAAGCTGGAAGCGCTTTGTAGCGTGGTCGTACCTCAGTACGTCCTTATCTTGGGCGATGTCAAAGGTGCGCCCTGCAAGTCGTCCCGTTTGGAAGGTGATAGTCGCCTTCTCCCCTGCTATGCGGTACTGCGAGTAGTCCACGGTGTTGTCCTTGTCCGCGATGTCGTAGTTGCCGTTAGGCGTGACTACCACCGAGCTAACCACGCCCACACGCTGGGGGTAGATGTTCGTCCCGTCAAAGCTATCCTCCTTGCGTCCGTCCGTGCTTAGCCCGCTCACGCTGAGGCTCTGTCCGTCGGCACTCACAACGTACGTACGACCCTCGTAGGAGAGGGTGCGCCCCTTGGGCAGGTGCAGGCTCTTAGCTCCGTACTTCGTGGGGTCAATGTTGCGCTCTGTCCCCTGGATGAAGAGCTTGCCCACGGGCGATTTCTCGCTGTCGTTGGAGGCGGTCAGCCCCGAGAGTAAGCCCTTGCCCTTGCCGTAGGAGAGTGTGACGGCATTAGCCTTGTTGCCTACCACCTTGCCGAGGTTCAGCGTCTTGCCCGTGATATGCCATTCCGTTTTGAAGGCTTCAGCTACTCGGGAGAGCGCACTGAGGCAGTCTTCGTGCTTGAAGGAGATAGCCTGCGCCTCCGCCTCTAAGCACGCACCGATAGAGAAGCCCGCAGGCAGGCTACGCAGTATCTGCTCAAGGAAGAAGCGGGGCTTGCCCGTGAGCGTGAACGATAGACGCACGTCCTCGGGGTTGTCTACGATGAACTTGAACTTGGATAGTGCGAGCTGTTGCCCCTCCCCGCTGAGCGTGAGCGTATAGCGGTACTCTCGCTCGGATACCTTCACCACCTCGGCAGGGGTGAAGAGGGTGAACTTCTCACCCCGCCACGTGCAATACGTGCCAAGAGGGAAGGCAATAGCCTTGTCCGACGTCGTCTCTACCACGAGCGTAGACACTGCGCCTACCTTGGCTTCGTGGTAGCTCTCCGAGCTTATCGGGAAGGGCGTAGCCTTGCCGTTTACATACAATTCGATCATAGTTTGGTTATGGTAAATGTTATGTCAATTGTCCAGCGGTAGCCGTCATCATCTGCGCTCACGTCTCGGCTTGTGGAGGTGCTGTACACCCCGCTCACGGGTAGCGTCTCTCCGTCAAAGCGGGGTATCGCCCTCAGCCCACGTGCCGTAAGGCGAGAGAGGAGCTTATTGCGTGCGTCCCATAGGTCGGGCAGGGTGGGGGCTTTGATGAGTACGGGTACTTCAAGGGAGTACTTCGCCTTGTATGGCCGTGAGCCAGCGAAGTAGTACCGCCCCGTCTCGTCATCCACGCTCGCAATGCCCTTATTCTCGGGGCTTACCCATATAGGCGCACTCGCCACGTCGGCAAGGATCGTCAGCCCGCTCTCCCACCGCACGTTGTCGGTAGGTGCGGGCTTCTCGCTTCGTGAGCAGACCAGCACGGCAGACCAGCCCCCCGCCCACTTCTGCACATTCTCTACACTCACGGGGCGGAAGTCCCCGAACTGAATGCCCCCGGCGAAGAGGCGTATCGTCCTATTGTCAAGGAGGTCGGGGAAAACATTCCTACCACGTGAGTACATAGGGATAGCTACCTTCTGCTCCTCCACCTGCGTGGCGGTGATCTCGTCTATCTCTACGCCATCCTCCTCTGCCCAATCCACCGACGGGGGCTCCGTCATCGTGGGGAGGGCGAAGAGGTTTTTGATAGCGTCCTCACCGAGGATAGTATCCCTGCTACCTACCTCAAGTACTATTACTGCGTTCATCGCTTAATCTTGATGCCGTTACTATCCATCTGAGCGAGGATGAAGCGGGAGGCTTCCATAGCGTCTGCCGTCACCTTCGTATTGCGGTTGATAGCTTGCAGTTCAGCGTACACACGCCCTACAGCCGTTCCGAATTGGTCAAGCCCCATATCCTGCGCTGTGGGGAGCCTGCGCACGCCCTGCCCCTCAATGAGTAAGGCGATGCGCTCCGTGGCGTTGGCTGTGCGCTCTGAGAGTAGCACGTTCGTATGCCACAAGCCCGTCAGCACGTCAATACTATCCTGCGAGGCTTGGGCGATGCCCTTAGCCGTAGCGCTGCGGGTGTCGCTGTTCTTGCCTCCGAGGTCAAAGCCGTGAGCCTGCACCATCTCCTCGGTCTTCTTGAGGTACTCGTTGAAGGCGGGTATCTGCGTCTTCACCCCGTCCACCAGCGAGGACATAGCACGAAGCATAGCCTCCATCTGGTTATCTCCACCCGTGAGGCGCATAGCGTCCGCCACCTCCTTCTGCGCCTTCTCCATAAGAGGCGCAAGGAACGAAGAGTAGGCTATCTGCTTGGCGAAGTTGTTAAGCATATCCCCGATATTGGAGGTGAAGGCTCGTGTGGCGTCCTCTCCCGTGCGGAAGGCGGTCACCAGCGAGTCGGTGATAGCGTTACCCAGCGAGCCAAAGAGCCCGTGCAGGTAGTCGTTCATCGTCTTGATAGCCTCCTCGTTCTGCTTGTAGAGTGCGAGCATATTCTCCAGCGCCTCCTTGCCCCCTTGTCTGAACTCGTGCGTCTTGAGGATAGACTCCGCCAGCGCCACGTTGAGCTTACCGCTCTTGTCAATGAGGTTTGGGTAGAGCTTGCCGAGGGTGGTGTAGTCGTCTACGCTATGTCTCGCCCACAATATCCCCTCCTTGTGGCTCCCCGTCTTGACGGAGATATTCTGCAACTTGGCGAACTCACCCTTGAGCGTGGGGAGGAGCTTGTTCTTGTACTGCTTGCGGATCTGCTCCATAGCCCTACGCAGATGCTTGGGGAAGTCTTCGGGCTTACCGCCAATACCGAGGAAGTCCAGCACGCTATCACCTGCCAGCTCTTCATCGGAGAAGGCTACGGACTTACGGAACTGCTCCATCGCCTGCCGTGCCACCACGATAGAGTTAGTAGCACGCTTGTACACGTCATCCCCGAAGATGGTAGAGCCCTTTTCGTAGAGTAGGTTAGCCTTGAGGAGGGCAGCGTTGTACTCTTCTTGCGTGCGTGTGAGCGCTTCAAGGGCTTTCCTGCGCTTCTCCAGCACCTCACGCTCTACCTTCTGCGCACGGCTCACGAGGTTGCCTATAACTCCCACGATAGAGGTAATGCCACCCAGCACGTCACCGCTGATTATAGAGCCGATGCCCGAGGCTACGCCACCGAGGTCTGAGAGGGCTTGCGTGAGCCCCTCCACTGCGTCCTCCATAGCGCTGTTGCCGAAGATAGCCCCGAAGGACTTCCCCAGATCCTGCACAAGGGGCGTAGCGTCCTTCACGCTCTTGCCAATCTTCGTCACCGAGAGACCGACACGGCTAAAGGCAATATCCGCCTTCCTCTGTGCGCTGGCTCGTTCCTCTTCGGTGGTCGCTGAGGTGGCTTCCCTGCGGGCTTTCTTGTAGTCGCTGAGTGCGATCTTGCCACGGCTCAGTGCGTCCTCCATAGAGGAGATAAACGACTGCCACGGAGAGGAGTTGCCCAGCTCGTCACGCAAGCCCCTCAGAGCGTCCGTGATAGCCTTGAGCTTCTCGGGGGAGTTCTGTATAGAGGCGAGTTCGTCCGCACTCATACCAAATCGCCCTTCCAGCTGGTCCGCTGGCGTATTGGCGAGGTAGTCCAGCATCTCACGGGCGGTGGTGATGGTACTGCGCATCTGCGCCACCGTGCGCTCTCCCTGCTGAGCGAAGAGCTCTACGAAGAGCTGGTTTGTGCGCTGGGTGTGTTCGTAGCGCTCGTTATCTATCGCCTTGAGTTCGTCCGCCTCTTTCTTCGCCAGCTCTACGAGGGCGGAGGTCTTCTGCTCTGCGAGGAGGAGCGAGGTATCGTCAATGATCTTGCGCTCTGCCTCGTAGCGCTTCTTGATCTCGGTCTTGCGCTCTTCGTAGGAGAGGTACTTATCCCGTAGCTCCTTGATAATCTTCTCTTGCCCCTCTGCGAGAGCTTGGTCAGCCAGCTCACGCCCTGCGAGTATCTGATTGAGGTCTGTGTCGCTTAGATCGGCTTCGGTGAGCTTGCGCTGCTTGTAGACCTCTTTCTTGCTGTCGTGGGTAGCTTCCCATTCCAGCTTCTCAGCGTCACGCACCTTGGCAAGGCGCTCCTGCACTTGGTCGTCAAAGGCGGACATCTTGCGCTTGTGCTGGAGCTGTAGCTCTGCCATCTCCTTGGCAAAGCCATTCTGCATAAGGGCTATGCGCTCGGCTTCAAGGTTGAGTTCAGCATCCCTGCGGGAGCGTGCTAGCTCTCGTGTGCGCTGTTCCTCTTGCTGTCTGCGCTCTTCGGCTTGTCGTGCCTTGGTTAGGGCTTCGCTCTCTGCCGTGGAGCGCTTACGGCTCCCGCCCTTCTTGCTCGTCTCGCCTGCGCCCTTCTCGTACTCCTCACGGGCTTTCTTCTTGAGGTCGTACTCCTCTTTGAGACGCTTGCGCTCCTCGTCGGGGTTCCAGTTGTAGTTGCCGTTCTTGACGGCCTCCTCCTTCTTGCGCTTCAGCTGTTGAGCGGTGAGGGTGTTGAAAGCCTTTAGCTCCTTGTTCGCCTTCTCTTCCTCCTTCTTGAGGTCGGTGACAGCGTCCTTGTAGGACTTGATGGGCTTCTTGCGGGCTTCCTGCTCGATCTTGATTTGCTTGGCGATGTTCTCCCAGCCATTCTCATCGTACACGCCCTTGATGATAGAGCCTTCCAGCCTGCTCTCTGTGCCCTGCTTGACGGCTCTCTTAGCCTTCTGCACGTTGGAGAGCATAGCGGAGAGCTGTTGGTCGGTGAGTTCGGATAGCCCCTTGGCGTTGAATATCTGCCCGTCACTCAGCTTGCCGAACTCCTTTTGCTTGAGGGCGAGTTGCTTCTGCGTGTATTCAAGGCGTTCTACTGCCTTGTGAAGTTTATAGGCGTGAGCAGTTCCCGAAACCATACCGCCAGCCAACTCGCCGTCTGCGTCCTTCAGAGCCTTCTTTGCCTTCTCCACCTCCTCCTGCGCCTTGCCCAGCTCGCTCTTAGCCTTGTCCATCTTCGCCTTGCCGTCGTACTCGGCAATCTCACGCTTGAGCTTGGCGATGTCTTGGAGCTTAAGCGTCTCGGTGTCGTACTTGTCAAAGATCTGAGGGTAGTACTTCTGCAACTGCTCCAGCGCACTCTGTCGGTCTGCCGTGGCGGAGGCTTCGTCACGCACCACGTTGAGGAGAGCCTCTACGGCTTCCTTGTGCTTCTGCTCCTGCTCCTCGGCTCGCTTCTTCTCTTCGTTGAAGTCCTTCTGCGCACGTTCGGCTGCGCTCGTAGAGTCGGAGAACGCCCACATAGCCGCTATCACTGCCGTGAGAGCTACCGCAATAGCCCCGTAGGGGTTGGCAAGCATAGCAGCGGTTAGGCGGTTGGTGGCTGCCGTGAGGGACTTAATGGAGAGGGCGTTCAGACCTCTTGCGATGGTATCCGCCTGAGTAGCTGCCGTCCAGCCCTTAGTAAGGGCGATATTCGTAATCACGGCCGTGCGGTACACCCCGTAGGTCACGATGAGACCTGCAATGACTTTGCCGATCTTCTCGTAGTTCTCCACAAGGTAGGCTACAGCCTTCACGCCCGACGATAGGACGCCCTCGGAAGCCTTCCCCAGCTCGTTGAACATCATATCAATGTTGTCCTGCAAGTTGGAGATCTGCCCCGTGAGGCTCTCGCTCTGAGCCTGCATGAGGTTGTAGAACTTCCCGCCCTTGTTGGTCATATTCTGGAACGCCTGCTCAATGTCGGAGAAGCCCACCTTACCAGCCGATACAAGGCTATTGATCTCGCTAACGCTCTTGCCCAGCACCTTCGCCAGCTCCTCATAGATGGGGATGCCTCGGTTGGCGAACTGCTTAATGTCTATGTTCGTCACCTTACCCGAAGAGCGGAGCGTACCATAGAGGTAGACAATATCCCCGAGTGGCTGAGATAGACCCGCTGCCACATTCCCGAGGCGCACAATCGTCTCGTTCACCTGATCGGCTGCGAAGCCATAGGCAAGCATATTCTTTGCGCTGGAGGCAATGCCCTGCAAGTCAAAGGGGGTAGACGCTGCGGTCTGTGCCAGCTGGGCGATAAGCTCATTAGCCTGCTCCCCACTGCCCAGCATCGTCTTAAAGGAGATCTCCAACTGCTGGAACTCCCCTCTCACGCTGTACAGCTTGCTCACAAAGTCCTGAACACCGCTCACAGCGAAGATACCCGCAGCAAGTCCCGCAGCACGCTGGAACGAGCTACTGAGCAGGTCTACCTCGCCCCTCGCCTCACTGATGGGGGCGCTGTAGCTTGGTAGCTTCGTTGATGTCCCTTGGATCTTCTGCTGGAGGCGGTCAAAGCTCTCTTCTAAGCTCTTCGTGCCTCTGATGAACTCCGTAGGGTCAAGGGTGACAGAGAACGTCTTGTGTGCCATTTATTGCGCTATTTTCTTGAGTGCCGAGGTGAAGTCCCCGAAGGACATACCACGGCTCGTCGTCTTTTTCTTCCCCTCGTCCTTGGGCTTGTAGCTGGGGATAGCCTTAGAGTAGAGGAGGAAATTCGTATAGCTGAGCTCGTAGAGGACGTAATCAAAGCTCAGATGATAGTACTTGGCGAAACTGCCTATCCTTGCCCAGGGGCTGTCGTTTCGTTCACCACCTCCTTCGTTGGCTTCGTTATCATTGTCTTCTTGAGGGAAGTGGTAAGCATAAAAAGCTCCCCGACGTTCATTGTCTCAAGCACAGTGAATAGAGCCGTGGCGAGGTCGGGGACGTTGGCGGTATAGAGGAGCGTTTCAGCTGTCTTGTGTCGCTCCGCTTCGTTGTCGCGCTTCACGCCCGTAATGAACGCAGCGAGGATATGTGCGTAGGTCTCTGCGTCACCACCCAGAGCGATAAGGTCGTAGAGCGTCATATCTCGCTCCTCTACGTCCGTGACCTGCGCAATGAGAGCCGACACCTCTACCCACGTAGCAAGCGTAGGAGGGTAGACCTTGTACTCGGTAGAGCCGATGGACACGGACACGCCCCCCGAGAGGAGCGTATCCGATACCATCTGTTCTGCCTTCTTCTTGAAGAAAGGGAGCTTCATCACAGAGCCTTTTTCTTTTCAAGATAGAAGAGGGGGCTGTCCACCTTCGCCTTGAGGATCGTAGCCGTGACGTCAATCCCGTAGCCTGCGTCCTCGCTGAGGACGATAACGCCCGTGAGCTTGGCACGGGGAGCCTTGAAGACCTCGGCTCCGACCGTCTCGGGGATGATGGACAGCGCCCATTCCTTTGTTGGTGCAAGGGCGTTAACCTCGAGAGTGTCGCCAACCTCCTTGACGTTGAACACCCTCTCCATCATACTCTTGTTGAGGTTCTTTACGTGGAACTTGATGCGGAGGGCAGAAGCGTTGGTGAGGGCGTCTACGATCTCACCACCTACAGCCTTCCACTCCTTCTTGTCGCCTTCCTCCTGCTCGATGCTCAGCGAACCCTCCTTGACGAAGCCAACGAGGGCCATCCCTGCGGTGGGCATCTTGCTCCCGTCCGTGGCGTTCACGGCTCCCACCTGGACTTCTACCTTGCCCCAGGCGGTGTTGTTAGTATCCTGATATGACATATCTGTTACTCTGTTAGTTTGTTATACTTGTATTTGACTCTCACGTTCACCACGCTAAAGCCCTCTTCGGAGAAGGTGGTGGGAGTCCCGTCAAGAACAAGGAGAAAGTCTCCCGTGCGGTGTGCATCTACGAGCTGTGAGATAGCTTCCTCCAGCTCTTCGCACCTTTTAACGTCCTTGACTAATAAGGGCTCCCCGAAATTGCGCATAGGAACATAGGCGTTCACATTGACGACACCGCTCTGCGAGAAGCCGTCTAAGCTATCCCTCCCCGTGAGGAAGGATACTACGACATCCTCCACGTTGCTATCAAAGGGTCGTGTGCCATTTCTGTACACACCACCACTAACCACTACTCTCCCTTTGAGAAGCCCGTGGATATACTCCTCTATTGCTAATCCCGTCTTACGCATTATTCAGCCACCATTGCACCATCTCCTCCGCTAAGAGTTCGCCCGAGGTCGTCACGTCAAAGCCTCTTGCTTCAACCTGCGTTGCATAGGGAGCGCCAGCAACGAGGATAAGGCGTATGCCCTTGCTCCCCCTTGCCAGCTCCTGCACAGCCTCACGACCTGCGGACTGCCCTGCGCTTGCTTTCCTTCCGTTTCCCGTAAACCCGCCCGAATGCACCACCTTGCCATCGTAGCTCACCGCCCATCCTATGGAGGCTGAGAGAGCACCCGACTTATCCGCATACTGCTTGCGTCGGATAGCTTCCTCATAGCACCCCTTAGCGATGAAGCGTACATCATCGATGATCTCGGTGATAACCTCATTGCGCACCTCTGCGAGGAACTCCCGTAACTCCATCAGCCTAAGATGATCTGAGTGAAGTTGAGGATACGGGCGTACTCCCAGCTCTGTATAGTGAACTCACCGATAAGACTTCCATCCTCTCGGTATAGCTTTGCACGCTTTGCAGTCACTGATACAGGTTCAAGGTGTACCTCGTAGGCGTAGCGGGAATGCCCGCCATCCTTGTACGTCCCTCGCTTGTCATTGACCGAGGAGCGGAACATACAAGGGATAAGCTCGCACTCGACAGCCTCAGAAAACACGGGTCTCCCCTTGTCGTCGAAGCTACCTTGCTCGGTCTCTATCGCTTGTATATATCCGTTCTCGTAAATCATAGAAAGCGCACTCTTGGAGGTTCGGAGAGCATATCGGGAAGCCCGAGGCGTCGGCACTCAAGGCGGTAGTACTTAGCTATGTCGTCCTTAGATGCCCGAGAGATAGACACCCCCAGCTCACTCACGGAGCTTGGCATCAGAAGGAACTCAGGCAAGCTCTCTACGAAGGCTCTGTGTACACGCTCCGCACCCCCCGCTTCATAGAAGCAGGTATCGTCGCTCGGGGATAGCCCCTTGCCGACGAGTAGAGAGGACACATAGCCATCGGAGAGGCTCACACCCATAGCTCGGTACTTTTCTTGGATATACTCCTGCGGGGTCATATCGTCTACTGCTTAATAGCCTTGAGGTCTACAGAGAGGATATGCTTAGGCAGACGCACCTCGGGGATCCACGCACAAGCGTACTCGATGAAACGACCTTCATCCGTGCGCTGCGTGGAGATCATGTGGTTGCCAGCCAGAGAGGTGTACGTCTTGGTCGGAACAGGGTCTCGAAGCTCGTAGGGCTCATAGAAGCGCATCTTACCGATCTCACCCTCGGGCAGGAATACGATCTTGTCGTCGGGGCAGAGGCGGTAGGTCTTACCTTCAAGGTCTTCTACGATATTGCTAACGATGCGGATAGAAGGAAGACCCAGCTCGGTCAAAATCGTATTGACCGTGTTGAGCGATGCGATCCCGTTAGACTGGACCTCCGAAGTACCTCTGTTGATGGTGTATCTATCCACCAGACCCTTGTTCTTCGCGAAGTACTTAATGAAGGTAGCCGAATTCATCTCAATCGACCCGAAATTGATGTGGCTGTACTTCTCGCGGAGGTCTACGAGGAACTCGACGAAGTTGTCCTTGTCGCTCGCCTTGGCTTCCGCCTTGAGGATGGGGAGGTTCATATCGAGGACGGAAACGCCCTTGGGGTTGTCTTCGATAGTCACCTCTGCCTTCCCGTTGAACATAAGGTCAAACAAGATCTTCTCCGCACGCTTGTACGGGGCAATAGAGGCTTCACGGAAGTCGTCTACAAGGGTGTTTACCACCGCATCGTAGTCCAGCTTCCCAGCGTTCACCTGCTTGATGACATCGCTGAGCTTCTCAAGTCGGTCGTTATCCATCTGGAAGCGGTCGGCAATGTCTGCTACCTCGAGAGTAGCGTCACCCATAGGCGCACGACCACGGAGCACCCTGCCTGCGTTGCGGTCGATGACCGAACCCATGCGCACTGCGGTAGTCACCCCGTAGACGGACTTGAAGATTCGAGTAGGGGTATACTCGAAGCCCATATATCTGCCAAGGATGATCTTGTTTCGCTCCGTAGCCAGCGCTCGGTCTGCCACTGACTTGACGTAGTCAACGTGACCGAGGAAACTATCAATAGTCAAATTCATATCTGTCGGTTTTGGTTAGTTGGTTGGCTTAGACGAAGAGGAAGCGGGCGGTGAGCGCCTTCTTGTCCTCCTCCGTGACTGGGATATAGAGCTTGTCCGTATCTACCTCAAAGGCACGACCGAGGGCGGTGAGGGTAGCCCCTTCTTCCACCTTGACGGGTGCGTAGGTGAGGTAGTCGGCAGTGCCCTTGGCGGTGTTCCCCGTAGCTGCGGTAGCCTCGAAGAGGACTGCGCCCTTGGTGAATGCCGACACGTCAGCCTTAGCCGTGATAGTGTCAAACTCCTTGTCGGAGCTGTCTACGCTGTCGATGGTGAGCGTTGCCGTTCCGTTGGAGAGGAACATACCGCTCGCAAGGTTAGCGTACTTGGAGACCTTGACCTTCTTCCCCGAACCAGCCTCTACGACACGCACACGCTTGAGCAGGGTAGCCTTGCGGGTGGCCTTGTCGACAGAGATAGGCGCAAGGGGAGGGACTACGGAACCAGCCGTGAGACCCGTGACGTCGAGGTTGAAACCTCCCGAGAGGCGGTAGCCCGTCTCTACACGGTACAGCTCGTGGACGGGCATGTACGCGTTTTCGTCATACTTGATTTTTGCCATGTTCTTTTACTTCTTCTCGTTAAGGATTGCCTCCGTACCTTCGTTCACCTGCTTCACGATAGAAGCCATCACGTCGTCGTTGGACGGCTCGCCTGCTTCGGGCTTTCCTGCCCCTCCGAAGCGATTGTTGGCGCTCTCGTCTTGGAACTTCGTGTAGCCCTGCTCGATGTTAGCTACCAGCTCGCCTACGTTCGTATCTTCTCCGAAGGTGCGCCCGCTTAGAGCCATAGTGTAGAAGGACTCGGGAATATTCTTTTCTCCGAGGAGGGCGGTGATCTGTGCCAGCTTACCCTCGTGGGAGCGCTGACCGAGGATGAGTTCGATCTGCTTCTGCTGGGCTTCCAGCTGTTGCATCATCTGCTTCTCCCGCTCGGTGGGTTCGTTCCCCTGATTGTCGTTTGGCTTGGGGTCGGTGGGCTTGGGCTGGGTCTCCTTCTTGAGGGCTTCAAGCTCCTTGCGGAGGGCGGAAGCGCTCGTGCGCTCCTTGTCCACGTCGGACTGATACGCCTTCAGGAAAGACTCTGCACCTGCCACTGACTCTGCGATACGTTCTTCCTCGGTGATGGTTTTTGACAAGAAGTCGGCTACCCCATCAAACGCCTTTTCGCTCACCCCGAGATTGGAATATCTCTGTTTGAGCTGTTGTAAGATTTTAGTTTTCATATCGTTAAGCTATCGGATATATGCAAATATAGATAGCCTGATATTGGGTTTAGGTAGAAATAGAGATATGTTACTAATTTCCTCTATCCCTGTGCTTTTGGGCATAAAAAAGCCCCGCAGAGAGGGTACTCCACGGGGGCTATCGTTGTTAGGGGTTGGTTGCTATTCCTTTTCCTCGGTCTTGGTTGGGGTGGCTTTGCCCTCGCTGGGCTTGCCCTCCTCGCTCTCCTTGCTCGTCTCTTCGGTGCTTGCCTCAATGGTGAAGGGTACGAGGACGGGGTCAAGGCGGAGCGACCTACCAGCCCTCACCGCTGGCACTTGCAGGGAGATAGCGTGCTTGAGGAAGCTATACCTACGTGCGAGGTACTCACCGATAACCTCCTCGTGCTTACGGACGGCAATGTGCGCACCCATGAACACATACTTGAAGGCGACACCCGAGAGTGCAGTCCCCAGACCTTGGAGGTCTTTGGGGTTGATGCGTGGCGTCATCGTCATCGTGTAGCAGGCATCCTCAAGACGCGCAAGCTCGCTCTCAGCCGCGCTGGTGGACTGATCCCACGTGAGGTAACGCACGTCTGCTTCATTCCCCGTCATCTGAATGGTCTGCGTTTTGCCCGAGCGTTGCACGCCCGATACGCTACCACGCAACAGCACCTTGGGGAAGAAGTTATCGTTGATGCAGTCTGCGTAGTTGCTCTCCAGCTCCTCTATGCGCTTACGCTTGCTCTGTATGCGGTCGCAGAGGGCGTGCTTCATCTCCATATAGATCACGGGCATCTTGTCGAAGCCGTGGAGTTCCTGCGAGATGAGCGTCCAGCCCTTACCCTTCACATTCTCGTAGGTGTAGACGTGGGTAGCGTCAATCTCCATCAGCTTTTCCACCTCCTTGTCGTCTACCTTGACTGAATAGAAGCGATAGAAGGAGACGAGGTCGCCGTATGTGTCCTTGATAGGCACGATCCTATCCCCATTGAAGGGTGACCACAGCTCACAGCGGAGGCGTGTGTCTGCCCCACGTGCGTAGTCCTTATCCTCGTAGAACTCGGGGTCTTTGACCGCCCACCAATACTCGGCAACGATAGTCTCAGAGAGGACGGAGCGCACGGCACGCTGGTTGATGAAGCGTATCTTGTTCTTCTTCTCCGTCTCACGGATGAGGTCAAGCATATATTCCTGCTCCTTCGTCTTGGCTACGGCTTGCAGGTTGGGGGGTAGTCCCACGGCAAAGGCGGTGTGTATCTCTACGATGAGTTGCTCCAGCGAGGATGAGATGCGGTTTACCTTCTTCGTTTCGTACACCGCCCCAGTGCGCCTGCCGTTGACGTCCACCTCTTCGTCCTTGACCATCACCCTATCGTCGGGGCGGTGCGCCTCACTCATCACCTCGTGGCGGGAGTATTCCCACTGCTCTCTGAGCTGGGCTATGCGCTCCTCCTTGTACTTGGCTCGCACCTTAGGGATAGCGGAGAGCTTCGCCTCCAGCGTCTTGTCTGTCTGTTCCATATAGTCTAAAATATTCCCTCGTAGCTCCGTCTCTGCGTGCCTGACCAGCCGAGGATGTTGCGTAGTATGTAGTAGCGGGTAGCGTCTATGAGGTGGTTGTTAGCGTCTATCGGCTCGTTCGTGTACTGCCCGTCCTTGTCCTTAGCCCAGCAGTAGTTGTCCAGCTCGTATTGCAGGTTCTTGCTCCGTGCGGTGATGCAGATATCCATCTCCAGCATCTTGTTGATACCAGCAATGACACTGCCCGAACCCTTGACCACGGGAGAGACACGTAAGCCACCTGCCCTCAGCTCGTCAATGAGACGGGGGTCGGCAGAGTCTGCCGTGATGTCAAAGCTGGAGTACTGCCGTAGGGCTTTGATGATGTCACCGCTCCCCATGTGGGTGTTGTAGCATACCTCGTCAAGGTAGAGCGTATTGCCGTACACGCCACAGAAGATACCAGCGGTGGGGTCGTTGGTATAGCCGAAGTCCAGCCCCAGCCCGCAGCGCTGTACGAAGTGGGGCATAGAGTCCACCACGGAGTACTTCTTGAAGATAGCCCCCTCGTTCATCTCTGACCACTTCCCGATAACGATACGTTGGTACTTCTCGGGGTTGTTCGCCTTGATGTCCTCAATCTCGCTCACGAACTCCCGAGAGAGGTATTCTAAGTTGTCAAGGTAGGTGGTATGAATGTGTAGCACGTTGGGGTGCGTGCTTATCTGCACGGGTACCCCATCTATCACCTCTATGCGGTGCGTGTCCTTGATGTACTTCTGATAGACGAAGTGGGAGGTGCTGGCGGGGTTCATCACTACGATGACCATATTCTGCACCCCCTTAGTACGAATGGAGAGCACCATCTTGTCGTAGTCCTCTTCACTGCGCCATTCCTCCGCCTCGTCACACACGAACACCGATACTCCCTGAATACTCTTGAGCTTTGCAGTCTGGTTGCCCGAGGAGGCGAGGATACCCATAAACATAAGCTCACTTCCCGTGTACTTATTGATGATGCGGTCTTTCGTTACCTTGAAGTACTCCTGCGTGCCATCTCGCTCTATCTTGTCCTCTACCTCGGGGATGATAGACTTACTCGCTGATACCAGCGTGTAGCGGGTGAAGAGGATTTTGCGCCCCTTCTCAAACGTCAAGCGCTCGAGGAAGCGAGCCACCTCAAAGCTCTTCCCCGAGCCACGCCCGCCCGTGATAAGCACAATGAACTTATCCTTGTTCGTGTAGAGCGGGTGGTAGACGGAATGCACTGGGGTATTGGTCTCCCTCTCTACGGCCATAGCTACTCGATGTTATCTGCTATCCACTTAGAGATAGGCACGCCCACGCTCATCTCTCCCGTGACGTTCACCGAAACCTCCTGCCCGAAGCCCGCTTGCTTACCGTACTTCTCAATCATAAAGCGGAGCATATTGGAGTCGGGAGGAACAACGTACACTCTGTTCCCGTTCTCATCCTCGCCCATCTGCCCCACTGCGAGGAGGTGCGCCGTGTCAAGATACACGTCAAGGCGCTTTTCCCACTGCTCACGGAAGATTTCACCTATCTTGGGGTTCTCCTTTTCCCACATGAGGAGGCGATAGCGTGTTACGCCCAACGCCTCAGCTACCTTGCTCTTGTTGCCGAACGTGGTCTTTGCGAGCTGGCGGATAGCATCAATGGGAGGCATATTTGGCATCTGTCGCCCTGCGCCCTTCGGGCGTGTGCGAGTGTTCGTCTTTGCCTCCTTCTTCTCTTCCTTCTTTGCCATATACCTATCCTGCTATTAGTTCGTGTACTGCTTCGCCCTTGAGGTACTTGTCCGAGGGGTTGATACCCTGATCGGGTAGGGCGTGCTGGAGCATTTCCATAAAGTAGAGCTTATTGGCGTAGCTCTGAAAGGAGAGTGTCACGTAGGCTTCGCCCTCGTAGTACTCGCCCTCCATCTTCCCTGCCGTCTGCGCTCGTACCTCTTTGACGTGCTCCTTGCGTGCTTGCCGCTCTTCGTCTGTGAGGGGTGCTGCTACGCTCGTGAAGCCCTGCGTTGAGGCTTGGTGGTAGTCCGTGATGTCAAATGCTGATGTCTCAGCCATTAGTATGCTGATGTCCGAGCTGTCAAGACCTGCGAGGTCAACGTCTATCTCGGGGAGCATCTTTGCGAGTAGGTCGCTATCGAACTCACCCTGGGCGGTAGAGGAGTTCATGAAGATGTTCTGCTCCTTCTCCTCTTTGTCCGTGAGGTGCAGTACCTCTACTCTGATGGGGTAGTCGTTTTCGCCCGTCTCGGGGTCGTAGCGTTGTATCTCGTCTAAGATGGAGAGCCTCTGATGCCCTGATACAAGGTTGCCCGTCCCTTCGTTCCATACGATACCCCCTGCTAAGCCTACCCGCTTTAGGTTTGCCTTGAGGCGCTTGCGTGCGTCCTCTGTGAGCTTACGGGGGTTGTAGGAGGCGAAGTGTATAGCCGAGCGCATCACCTCACGGGCTGGGGCTTGCTTAATCGCCTTGGTCATACTTTGGGTCGTAGTTAAGGTAGTCGAATAGTATCTTCTCTACTTCGGGGAAGCGTGCTATCACTCGTTCGAGGTCTTGCGGGTACTTATCTCGGCAGAACAGAAGGAACGGGATGTTTGATACGTCTGTGCCTTGGCTCTGTCCCTTGCCGTACTTGAGTGAAGGTATGAGCCTCTTGTGCTTGATATACGCCTCTACGTCCTTGTTCGTGTAGTGTGAGAGGGGGTAGGCTTTGCGGGTCGCCTCGTTGATCATCCCCTGCTCGTAGGTGCGTAGCATGATGCGCCTATTGAGGCTATCCGTCTGCTTGAAGCCGTAGATAGCCCAATCTATGCCCGTCATAGCCCGCACGTCCTCGGTGATGTCGCTTAGCGTCTTGATGCGCTGCTTAAGGTCTTGCTCACAGCCGAACGCACCGTCCTTGATGTACTGAGTGAGAGCATAGTGCGGGACTGATATAAAGCGAGCCTTGGGATACTTCTGCTTCGCCCAAATGATGTACTTGTCTATATGCTCTAAGCCCTCTACCATGTACATGTAGGCGCACACGATCTCTTTGAAATAGGGGTAGCATAAATCGAGCAAGGCGATACTATCCTTACCTGTTGCCGAGTGGAATAGTATCACCTTGTCCGACTTGGACGCTATCTGCCGTATGCACTCAATAGCGAGGCGCATTATCGAACGGCAGCTCTGAGCGCTCTAACGGCACGTGCGTTGGCTCTTCGGTGTGTGCGTCGAGCTTCGCCTGCTGACCACCCCCCTGGGCGGTTCTTCACGGCTCGGTTCTCGGCAGCTACACCAGATCGCACGTTGTTGTAACGTCGGATGTTATCGCCTTTTGCCATAATGTAAGATAGTTATGTTGGTTATGATGATACGCACAGCCCTCGTGGCCATGCGCTGCGGTTAGTGTCTTAGAAGTTCTCGACGACGCACACCTTGCCGAGGGCGATAGCCACCCACTCGTCGTCGACCGTAAAGCCCTCTACCTCTGCCTCTGCGAACATTCTCTTGCCCATGGGACTCACGGGCGCCTTCTGGGACTCTTCTTTAGCGCCTGCGTCCTGAAACTCTACCAGCGCACGGGGCGAGGTAGCTGAATAACCCGCCTGAAAGAGGACGTGCGTAAAGGGCTTCACGTCTACCACAGCGTCGCCCTCTACCTTGAAGAGCTTCTTGAGGTAGTGGTCTGAGAGGTCACGGAATTCTACCGTCTTGTCGCCCGAGATGATGCGCTCGAGTGGCTCACGTGCGATGGTGAGGTAGACGACGCTCTTTGCGTCGATGCCGTTTTCAGCCATGTAGGCTTTCATGCGATCTGAATAGTTCATACTCTTAATCTTGTGTATGTAAAGTTAGTTGATATGAAATTGGCTTTATGCTTAAAAGCCAATATGTTACTAATTTCTTTGAAATGACGAAGGGGGCAGCATTGCCCGCCCCCTCTTGCTATCAGTCTTCATCCTCGAACTCTTCGGGGTGAAGTTTGCGATAAGCCTCTACCGACTTGTCGTAGATGCACTCGAACTCGCCACGCTCGCCATCATTCATCTTGCGGTGGAACGCCTCGGATTTGAGAGCACGAAGCACATCATTGTACTTCACGTTGTCTTCTATTTCTTCGTCGTCCTCGTCGGCTTCGTCCTTCATGATGCTGTCGACATATACGTCTACCTCAATATCAGCGACATCATCGCCCCAAAAGTATCGGGTGCTGACCTTTATCCAGCCGTACTCACCGCTCTCGTTTCTCGTATCAATCTCGATAGAGCTGTTTGCCATGAGAAGGTCGCCCGTTTCGGCTTGCTTCTCGCAGCGCTTGATAGCCTCGTTGTAGCTGAACTCTAACAGCGTGCGGGCGAGGTCTTCTGCGTCGTCTTCACTGCCAACGAACTCTACAAGGTCGGCAACCCTGAGCGTGTAGGTGTCTGCATACTTCTTTGATAGGGTTAGTGCATACTCGCCTTGGCGGTAGCTGAGCTTCTTAGTGTCCATTGTCTTTGTCTTTTACGTTACGTGTCTCGTGGTGTCTCTCACCCTTTAACACTACAAAGATAAGATAAGTTTTTCACGACACCAAATTTTAGGTGAAATAATTTTCAGCTATTATATATCTATGTATATATGCGTGTTTGGTTGTTGTTCGTGGAGTGTGCTTTGTAGCTTGTTTTCTCTCTATACTCCATTGTAGTGAAAGCACCACTAAGGCGGTGCGTCACCCCCGCTCAGCACACCAAGGATACCCACCACCGCCCTCTTGTCCTCGGGGCAGGTATTGTATCGGACGATGAGCGCAGGGATAGAGCGTGAGAGTAGGCTGCGGTTCATCCGTAGCTCTCGGGATAGATCCTTTGCGAAGTGTCTGGGCAGTCGCTCTCGCTTCTCTATGCACTCGGGGTGCGTGTGTAGGATTACCCCCGTGATAACGAGGTCACGGGCGAGGTACTTGTTCATGTAGTCGGGGAGGGTGGAGTATGCCCTCTTGACCGCTTCCGACAATGTGAGCTTCTCGGTGTTATTCATTCGCTTGTCTGCTGAGTTGTTCTGATGGTCTGCTTGATGAGGTCGAGTGTAGCCCCAGTGGTGAGGGTCTCGGTCGTGACACGGAGAACACGCCAGCCCAGGGCGGTGGCGGTGTTATACTTCTCCATATCTCCTAAGAAGCCCTTGGGGCGTGTGTGTCTCCCTTTCGTCCATACGCCACCCTCTACCTCGATGGCTATCTTATGAGAGGGGATGGCGTAGTCAAAGCGCCACCTCCTCACGGGGTGAAACCGAAACTCACGGACGCACTCTTCTTTGATGTAGCTTCGGCAAATGAATACGAATAGGTCGTACGGGTCGGGCTTCGGCTCTCTCCGCTTCTTGGAGGTGGTAGCTTTTCGCATAGGCTGTGTAGTTAGTTGTTAGTTACTCTTTGGGGGGGGGCTATTTGATAGGGTACTTCGTCCGCAGGCGGTTTAGCTTATCTGTAAGCGATCGGATGAGAAACTCGATATCTGCCTCTCGGTTGGAGATCACACCCTGCTTCGCCTCGTCGATCGTCGGGTATCGCCCCTTGAATATCTGCTGTCCATCACCTATATGCAGGACGGCATACTGTCCGCCATCGTCGAGGATTCGATATTGACCGCATAGTGACCATGGCGCACCGATGACAATATCTCCGTTCGCTGACGTGTAAAAGTCGTCGACGCCTACGCTGGTGCATCTTCTCTCCTCTTCGGCTATCTCGAGGACGACGTCGGTGATTAGGTCGCCTATTAGCTTCGCTGCCTCACGCCATTGATAGAGGATGGCTTTCAGCATAGCTTCTCGCACCTTCTCCGAGGCTCCGTTCGCTTCACAGTGCATCTCGACGGCATAGGTGGCTCGTGTGCGGTAGTCATCGGTGACAGCTTTGTAGTCGAGGTAGGCGTGTGCCTTACGGCAGTAATCGGCGGCCTTTTTGAGGTCAGCCACTGGCGCTCCCTTGAACTTGTATCGCGTTAGGTACTTCACGACATTGCCCTGGAAGAAGTCGAGGTTAAGCCCTGCGATGAGGTCGAGGGGCTGGTGCGGTAGGTCTGTGTAGTGCGTACCTCCTACCTGTGTATCAAGTACGTTCATCTGTTAAGTATTTGCGTTTTCGTTAACCTATTGGTGTGGATATGTTAAGCAAAGGGGCGTTTCGTTAACCTATTCCGCCCCTTTACTCCTTGAATTTTACTCCTTGAGGTTTCGTTGCTACTCCTTGAGGTTACTCCTTGACTCCGAGCAGTCGGCAGGCCATAGATAGTCGGCGTTCCTCGGCTTTTTCCTTGAGTACCTCGAGTGGGATGATATAGCCTGTGGATCTGGCAAGTTCGTAACTCCCGAACTCCCACCTACCGTGTGCGCTAACGTCGACGCTACAGGAGCTATTCGCCTTGTTTACGTCTATCTGGAAGTCGATGCGGAGTGCGTCGTACGCATCTTCGTCTCCATCTTCACCATCTATCAGCGTCACTCTTGAGTGTAAGCCGTAGACAGGCCTGCCCTCTTCTTCCTTCCACTCCAGCGGGCATTTCGCCAGCTGGGCTTTTACTTCTTCGCGTGTCATATCTTTATAGTTGATGTTCTAACTCGTCCTCGGTTACGAACCAAATTGAGCTATATGATCCTCTATGCTTCTTTATCTCAAAGTATTGGTTTGGGTATATGAACCAGAACTCGCTCCTCAAGACAAAGTAGCCCTTCCTCAGAAATGGAGATAGCAGTTCATAGAGCTCTCCATCATTGAGATGTAACCCTTCGTGTCTTTTCCCTTTTCCGCTATCAAATTTGTATTTACCTTTCTGCTTTAGCTCTTGGATTATTTCAACCCTCAGTTTTCTAACCTTGTCCTCGTTGATCTCCCACTTTCGGTCGTTTTGCTCTATGTCGGTAGCTTCGTCCGCTGGCTTCCTATTCTTCTTGTTGCTTGTTGCTCCTATGGTGTGGACTACGAGGAAGGCTATCACGAGCATTGCTACTATTGCTATTGCGTCCATATCTCTTGCGTTTAGAGAGTGCGCCCTGCACTAATCTCCCCAAGGAGGTGTATAGCAGGGGAGGCTTGACCCAAGCAGGGCGCACTCGTGGTTAGTTCTGTTCGTTGCGTTCGCTCTTGAGCTTTTCGAGGGCTTCTATCGCTTCCCCCCATTCGCCACCGAAGACGTAGGTAATGGCGCTCTGCGCGGTGTCGCTTAGAGGCACTTCCTTTGCTATCTGCCGTAGCTCTCTGAGTAGTTCGGAGTAGTCCTTCTGATCGGGCTCAAAGCCGAGGCTGTCGGCTCCGTTGCAGCTCGCTATCGCTATCTCTATTCGGTCTGGGTCTTCCGTGGTAAAGAAGTTCACCGTGTCCGATAGCACTAATCCTCGGAAGAAGTCGATACGATAGGTGACAAACAGGTTTAGGCACCACGCTGTCAGTTTCTCTTTTGGCTCTTTGGTCATAGCTTTATGTTGTTAGTTAGTCTTGATTATCTCGGTTGAACATTGAGTATATCTGCTCGACTATCCACGCTCTCCCCTCCGCCTTAGCTTCTTTGAGGGTGGGGAGGACCATATCGAGATTACTTTTCAAGCGTTCCGATACAGAGTAGACGCACCAGCCACCTCCAGCTGAGTACTTGCAGATGTGTATCCGCCAAGCATTCACCATTGTCCACCATTCGTCGTCGTCGTCAACCTTGCACCATACAAGCGGTCGCAGACTTCTGTCGATGAGCTTGCGGGAGATAGCCTCGGTAGGATATGGGGCTTTTGCCCTCAGCTCCGCTCGCATTGCTTTGTACATGTTGATGCACAATCGATTGGTCTTGGCGAGCTTCCTTGTGCAGCGTTTAAGCTCATCTATCTCCTCGGTCTTGGCGGCCACCTCCTTTTTGAGGTCTTCCGCCTCACACTCTAAACTCACACAGCGGGAGAAGAGAAATACGCACAACACGACTAAGACAACGCAGACAACGAAGACGGTGGTGGTGAATGCTCCGATCATCATAGTCATAGCTGTACATTCTTGGTTAGTAGCTCTTCGGTGATCTCGAGAGCGTTAGGCTCAGCATCTCGGTGCTTCGCCACTCGGAAGCGGGTGACCTTGTCACCAGTCCAGCCCGTTAGCTCTCGGTAGGCGTAGTAGCCTTTCTTCAAGAAGGGCAGGATCAGGGCGTGCGCCTCTCCGTGGGTTAGAGCCTCACCATTGCCACTATCCTCGATACACACGTAGCAGTAGGCATGTCCATCAAGGTGCTTGACTATCTCTGTGCGCATTCGCTCTACATAGTCAGTACGTATGCCCCAGTCCTTGTCATTCTCGGGTATCTCGGTGGGAGTCTCGTCCTCCACTTCGGGTGCGGTGGTTGACTTTGGCTCTCGCTCCCTGCGTTCGCACCACAGATCGAGCGTCACTGCGAGCGCGCACACAAATAGCCCACCGCAGGCGATGATGAGCAGGGCGATGATGTTTGACTGTGTCATAGCTTATTTCTGTATTAGGTGTTATAATTGCTTGCTGTAAAGTCCACCGCCCAGATTGACGTAGCCCTTAAGTCCCATTACTTCACTATGCACGCCGTCGAGGATTTGGTACACACCCTTACTCCCTGGACTTAGATAGGCTTCAACAAGCTCATCCCAGCGGTCAATGATTGGCTTGTAGTACGGAAATGCTTCAACGACCATTTGAAGCTCATCTTTCGTGACCTCTCCATACTTCACAAGGTCGTAGCACCTTGAAAAGTCATCAGAATCATACGGCACGTCGAAGCCAGCGTAACTACTATCACCGTCGCGTGCAACACCCATTAGGGCGCACCACATCGTTCTTGATGATATGCCAACATGGCGCGTTCCTATCCACTCCAGCATCTTAGTCTTGTTCATACTCGTTTTATGTGCTTTGAGCTATATCTGCTTAGTATTTCTTCCCGTGCAGTGCAGGTCGTGTGGCGTTGTACTTGAGCTTGAGCTCTATGTGCGTCATAAGGTCTATGCCGAGGTGGTCGCAGAGCAACTCAAGGGACTTGATGGCGTAGAGAATGGCGTATCGGTGAGCGTACTTACCACAATGGCAGCACGCCTCTTGAACAATAGGCCAAAGTGCGTCGGCAAGCGTCATTTCCCCTGCGATGTAGAATGCTGATACACCTAAGTCCGTCTCTACCTCCTTCTCCGAAAGCGCACGATCTTTGAGCATCCACCCCAGCAGGTCAAGAAGGCGTATCACTGCATCGGCGATCTCGTCCTCCACTCTATCCTTGACGAACCAAAGGAACGCTTGCGTAAACGTTGCGTCGGAGATCACTCGCAGGTTCTTTACCGCTTCGGGCGTGAGCTTCGCCCACTTGCCTAAGCGGTCGGCTTCCACCGCCTCGGAAAGCTCCGAGATAACCAGCATCAGATAATGCCCGACGGAGTGCGCCTCATCCCAAAATCCTTTAGCCACTGCCCGCTGGTGGCAGTCCTGAGAGAGACGGGCAAGCATCTCTACGTTGTAAAGTCTGTATATCATAGTCGTTGCTATTTTGTGATGTGTCTATACGTATGTCATCCGTTAAATCCCTTGATAGGTGTTGCGAGGTGGTGGATAGCGAGGAGCAGCGCGTCGCGATCCTCCTGGTTCGTGGCCCTTTGCTTGTGCTTAGGCAGTGTAAGTCGGTGGTGCTTGCATACCATCAAGAGCTCCTCGTGTGTGATCTTCCCGTTCTTCCCCTTCCACACCTTGCGGAGCGGTGACTGGCAGATGATCGGGAACTCGTAGTCGGTGATGAGGTCGCGCAGGATCTCTCCGACCATTGAACAGCGTCCGACGTTGTAGCCAGTCTTGGCTATTGCCTGAGCTTGCACCTGTCCACCGATATGTCGGTTGTGTGATGTCTCCCACACATTCTCGAGGACGAAGCGGTAAGAGTAGTCGGTATCGAGATACTGCTCGTCTACCTCGTTGCGCCATTCCTGGAGCAAGCGTACGATCTTGGGGATTGTCAGCTGCTCCAGGTGAATAGTGCGGTCAGTGATGTTGATGCAAGCCCAGCCCGAGCCCTGAGTGTCAGGGTCGATGCCGATGATGAGGTTATGGATTGGTTTTTCTGTCATAGCGACTAGGCTCTTTCTGATTTCTGTTTGGTACATATAGGGGTCAGTGGAGGTATATCTAACCGCTGACCCCTATATGTGATTGGTCGTTACTTAGTGAGGTGCAGGAACTCTGGAGCTACTCCATATAGCGGGGTCTTCCCGTCCCACTTGTCGATGAATTTGGCGTAGAGCACTTCCTTCGTGAGACCTCGGCTGATGATGAGGGCTTGCTGAGTTCGTAGCTCTTCAAGCTCATTCCGCTTCTTCTGCTCTAGGATCTGCTGGTCTAGTACGGAGATATTGGTGTTCACCTCATTACGGCTGTCGATCTTCTCTCGCACCTTGTTCGAAAACTCCAGCTGGGCGGAGAAGGTGATCAGGGTAAACCCTCGCTTCTTGAACTCTTGGCTGATGATCTCCTCTAGCTTTCGCTCAAAGGATAGGCTACCCCCATCCGCCATCAGGCTATCCGTCTTATGCTTTCGGCTTTCTTCTTTAATTAGGTCGTAGATACGTGGCTCTAGCACGTTGTCCTCTACGCTCGAGAGGAAGTCGTCTCCGTACCCGATATGCTTGTTGTCGAAGACTACGTCCACGGATCTGTCCTTTGACACCCGATAGGAGTACGTAGGTCGTGCTGAGAATTCGGTGTTATCAGCCGCTTTGAGTCGCACGGGAGACTTGAACTCACCCCGTTGCTCGAAGAGCGGTACTTGGTACAGCTCCGATCCAGGCTGGATCGTCCATACTCGACCAGAGACTACCGAAAAATCCTCCTTGCCCGACTTGCCATAGTTCTCCATGAGCACACCTGCGTAGTTGGGTTCTACTCTTTCGCAGGCGCAGAGTAGTAGCGCCATGATCGCCAAGAGGGCGATCTTACTTAGTTTCTTTACCATGATTCACTAATTCTTTTAGAGTTAAGGCCATAGGCCTGATTAAGAGGGCTGAAGCTATGAGGATGGCTAGGCCTATCCACACGCTGTATCGGTTTGCTACCTTTGTCGCTGTGTAGATCATAGCCTGCTGAGCTATGATGATACCAGCTAGCTTGATGATCTTTCGGTTCATCTCGTCTGATCCTATCTAAAATGGGAGGTCGTCGGCTACCCCCCCCCCCCCCGGGGGGGGCGGGGGGGGGGGGGGGGGGCGGCGGTGGGGGGGTGGGTTCTGGTAATCTGGCTGTGGTTGCGGTGGCTGGTAGGTCGGCTGTGGTGCGGGCGCAGCTTGCTGTGCGCCAGCGTAGACGATATTCCACGCCTTAATCTCGGGGAACCACTTGCCCTCCCATTCACGCCCGTCAAGGTCAAGAGAGGCGGTCACCTCTTGCCCGATTTGCAGGGGGAACTTGTCCACGCTCTCACCGAAGAGCTTAATGGGTACTTTCTTTGGATACTGCCCGCCCGTTTCAAGGACGAACACAAGGGATTTCCAAGGCTTGCCCGCTTTGGACGTGCCTTGCTGGAGGGGGAGGATTTGGAGCACTCGCCCCGTTACGTTCAGTTCATTCATATCTATGTGTGTTAAAGTGTGTCTATTCTGATGCCTTGATTAGCCCCCTGCGCTTCCACTCGTCAAGCGTCCAGAAGTTGGTGTAATCGGAGGAGTCCCAGCCTGTCTTCATCTTCTTAGGTCTGTTGGGATCTTTGTCAAGGATCTCACGTCGGTACTTATTTCGGATGGCATCCTCGCTAAAAGGGCACCCCGTCTCCTCCATATACTTTCGGATGCAACCTATCATAGGGAGTGTGGGGTTGCTCGCTATGGTCTCACGTACGCCTTCCAATACCGACATAGGTATGGTGGTTACGCTTTCGGGCTTACCACGAACATGCTCTATGTACCGCGGATCCTTGGTTATCTTGTTTGCTATGCTCTTCCACGAGTTTTTGCGAAAGCGATCTTCGGCCATTCTCGCTGCGGGTGCAGGCTTCATACCCTCCTCTATCACCAGCTGGACAGCGTAGTCTATTTCTTCTTCTGTAATTGGATGCCAGCGGTCTCCCATCAGTAAAAGCTCTTGTTTTGTGCGTTGATTAGGTCTGCGGTGTAGTAGGCTACTCGCCCGCTCTCAGCCCTGCGAGCCTCAAGGTAGCCGAGCTTGCACCACCGCTCTACGTTGGCACGACCAAACATTGCGTAGGCTCTGCTCTGCGTCATTGTGGGCTTGGAGAAGGTGTCAGCCACCGCCTTAGCCATAATGCCTGCGAGGCTTCGCTGGAGGGGCTGGCTGGAGGCTATCGCCTGCTGTATGTCGTCTTGTGTAGGTGTCCGCTTCATTTCGTCATCTTGTGAGCGAGGTTGGTGAAGTATCTATCTGATGCGCTGGCGGAGTAGTTGCCCGCCTCTTTCTGTGAGAGGTGCTGGGCGTAGCTCTCTTCCTCCATCGCTCGCTGTCTGTCGTTCCAATAGGTGCGAAGCCACTCCATCATCGTGGAGGGGGAGAACGAGCCGTACACCTTGCCGAAGCTGGAGGCTCTCGCCTTCTCAGCGAAGATGCGCAGGTCGTCTATGTACATATGGGGGTAGGTGTTAATAATCTGCTTCACGAGCTGGGGAGCGAGGCGCACACTGCTGTCGTTAGCCCCGAACCAAAGCCATAGGTCGGTGACTATGATTGTCACCTCGGCCTCCATCAGCTCACGGGCTTCGGGGTCGTGCTTGAGAGCGCAGAGCGGTCGGATAAGACCTTCATCCACAGCTCGGGAGAGCTGGGGGAGCGTTGTAACATCATCCCTGTTGTCTGACAGATAAAGCCCCAGCTCTAAGGGCTTCGAGAGCATCAGTTGCTCTCTGCTTTGCGTCTGTTGGGGAAGGTGTGCGCTGTCGCTGGTTATATGAGGCAATGATTTCATTGTACTTGCTGTTTATGATTGACGGGGAGAAGTGTCCAAGTATCCAAGTGTCATGGATGCTGTCGAGGAAGGCGGGGAAGGCGTTTGCCACGCTATTGTCATCATTGGGTCGCCCTTTGCTTTTGAGCGAGAAAGCTATCTGCTTTCCTAAGCCTTTGAGACCTGCCATCTCTTTGGCACTCCACACGAACGCCATACCGCCCGAACGCTCCATAAAGGAAGCCTCAAAGAGCGGTTTTAAGAGGCTGGTGAGTGTCACATTTGCTGTAAATCCAGCTGTAAATTCAGGTGTAAACGACTCTTCACGTTTGCCCTTTATCTGTAAGGGTTTCGCTGTAAATCCAGCTGTAAATCCAGCTGTAAATACCTGGTGAACTTTCGTGTGGGAAAGCCCCACCCTTTTTGCCACCTCTCGGACGCTCATATCGGGGTAGTGGAGTTTGTAAGCCCGAATAAGAAAGACCTTAGGATCTTTGTCAAGCAGGGCAATCTCTTCTTTCGTGAGCTTCATAGGTCGGGGAGTGTGAAGTATATGCTATTCATGGTCTTGCCATAGCGCAGAGATCCGTTGTTGCATAGAGATAGCAGCGCTGGTCTAACCTCTCGGAAGGACAAGCCTACCACCTCGGGGATCTCCTCTTTGCGGACGATGAGGGGTATTCTCTTCGACCGCTGGAGTTCGTCAAGCCTCGCACGTATCGCCTCCAGAACCCTCTGCTCCAAGGACTGCTTCAAGACTACGTCTGTCATAGTAGTAGCGTGAGCGGTTGTAGTGTACGAATTGATACTTGCCCATTGCCCGACCCTTGAGAAGGGTGGGCATTGAGACTCCGAGGAGCTTACAAGCCTCTCGCCCCGTGAGCCAATTGCTGGGGTGCGTGTTGTGTGCTTCTGCGAGAGCCTCCTTGGCTCTGTTCATAGCGGTGAGCTGGTGTACTCTGCGCTCATCCGTGGTTAGGTCTGCAATATTCATTATTGTTGGTCTGTAAATAGTACATCGAACAGCGTGGGGCTTGTGACCTGCATCTCTGCCTCTCTTAGGTAGGAGAGCCCGTCACGCCAATAGTCCTTATTGAGTTCAGTGCTTAGCCCTCTTCGCCCGAGATTGATAGCACAATACGGGACGGACTGAATGCCACCGAACGGGTCAAACACTAAGTCGCCTTCGTTGCTGTATCTTGTGATAAGTCGCTCCACGATGTCAAGCTGGAACGGGCACACATGCTTTGCTCTGCCCTTCTGTGCTTGCGTCGTATTCAGCGTGCGCATTCGTGTCACGTCGTCCCAGATGTAGTCCTTGTGGCTTACGGGGTCGATGGCCATGAACGTCTTAGGGAGCTTGTCTATTTCGCCTAAATCCTCGGCAAGCCTCAGATGGCGTTCGAAGCTGTAGATGTTGTCCTCGCTGAAGTTGCGGAACAGCGTGCGTATCTGTGCTATGTCGAGGCGTGCTATCTCTTCTGTGGAGAGGAGTCTATCGCCTGAGCTCTTCCAGCTTGCGTGCGCATCTAACTGCCACCTTGCAAGGCTGTACTTCTCTTTGTCCTTCACCACGGGCACGTCTGCGTATGCTCGGCTGGTGTCCGTTGGCAGCTTGCGGAAGAGTAGCACGTACTCGGGGCATCCTACGCCCATCTTCGAGCCGTCCTTACACATCTCGGTATATCCAAGGCGGTAGGTCTGGTTGTTCTCTCTGACCACGTCTGTATCTACCGTGATACGCCCCATATATCGGAAGCCATGCTTCATATAGTGGAAGACGGTCATCTCGCTGAAGGGGTCGATAGTAGGCATCCCGTCACCCGTGGCACTGCCGAATAGCACTCTGTCCTTTACGTGGATGCAGGCTAAGCGTCCAGGGCGAAGGATGCGGATAAGCTCGGGGGTGAGGAAGTCCATCTGCTGGAAGAAGGCTTCGTTGTCCTCGTTGTGCCCGAAGTCGTTGTACGTCGGTGTGTACTCATAGTGGTTGGAGAATGGTATGCTCGTCACAATGAGGTCTACCGAGTTGTCGGGCATCTTCTGGCACTCTTGCACGTTGTCGTTGTTGATTGCTCGCCAAAGCTCACCGCTCGCCTCTTCACGCTCTCCGAACATAAAGCGCATCAGGCGCTCTTCGCTCTTTGTATGATAAAGTCCGTAGGCTCGCAGTAGCTTCACGAGGTTAGCAACCATCTGATTATGCTGTTGCCACTTGTGCATAAAGCTCTTGAAGATCTCTTGCTCGCTCTCTGCATACACGAGGTAGAGGTCTACGGGGTGCTTCTGCATAAAGCGGTGGATGCGGTGCACGGCTTGGAACTTATCATTGAACTTGTAGTCAATGAACATGATAGCCTTGTGGCAGTGGTATTGGAAGTTCAGCCCCTCACCGAGCATCTCGGGCTTAGCTGCGAGGTATTTAAGCTCTCCGTCCTTGAAGGCTCGTATAATCTCGTCCGCCTCGTCGTCATCTTGCGACCCGTAGACGGCTTTGCATTCGGGGAGTGCGGAGCAGATAGCCCTACGCTCATCCTCTAAGTCGTGCCACAGGAGAAAGTGGTCATCTTTATTCTCGGGGCGGTTCACGATTTCGACAAGGCGGGCTATCTTATCGGATAGCGTTGCTCGTCGCTCTTTTGCGCCCTCTTGGAGGGATAGCGCTGCGCTTCTGAATAGCTTGCCTCGCCCGTCCTTGTCAAACTCCATCTCACCCGAGACGCTTACCACCTCTTCGTGCACTCTCAGCTCTGGGAGCTTGTAGCCATCATCAGGGTAGCCGAGGTCGCTGGGCTTCGTAAGGACAAGCGCCCACGAGCTGACCCACACCCAAAACTCATCCTCTTTGTGAGGGTAGAGCGTGAGATTGTTTGCCTTGGTGCTATCTCGCTGGAAGAAGCGGGTAAGAGCCTGTCCCGTCTCCATCACTCCGAGGTATCCTGCATAGTGGATAAGCTCTTTGTATCGGTTGGGGCTTGGCGTTGCAGTCGCCACGAAGCGGTACTTAACGCCCGAGAATAAGGGGAGGAACGTCTGGTACGTCTTCGTGCCAAAGCCTCGCAGTACACTTGCCTCGTCGAGTGAGGTAGCAACGAAGTAGGACGGCTCAATATCCCCGTCTCGCACTCGCTCGTAGTTGGTCACCATCACGTCCGAGGTGCATGCCTCTATTTCGGAGCGGTTGCGGACGTACTGCACGTCCATCCCGAGGTGCTTCTTCGCTTGGTGCGTGAACTCGTGGACTACTCGCTTAGGGCACACGATAAGAGCCTTACCGCCCTCGTGCTTCACAATCAGGCGCAGGATCTCGAGCTGTGTGACGGTCTTCTGCATCCCGAAGGAGCTGAAGATAGCACGGCACCCGCCACGGATAGCCCACTCTACGCTGTCTTTAACGTGGGGGTAAAGGGTCGGGGTGAGGTCGTTTCGGTCTATCTGGAAACCACTATCGTGGCTTATGGCCATCTTCTCTTTGAGGAAGTCTATATATCTCTGTTCGTTGGGGGAAATCATCAGTTCGCTGGGATAAGTACATTCGTCAGGGGTCTGCCGTTGGAGCGTATCTGCCACAGGCCTCTGTGGTCGGGGGAGGTGTCTACCATCTCTAAGTCCTCTACCTTGCCGAAGAGGCGGTACGTGCCACAGAGGTCTACCACCCACGAAGCCTGCTTGCTGGCGTGGGGGCGTATCGCTCTGCCGACAATCTGATACCATAGGGAGAGGGAGCGGGTAGGGCGGGCTACCACAATCGTATCAAGCTCGGGGTAGTCAAAGCCCGTGGTGAGCGTGCCTACATTGGCTACCACCTTGAGCCTGCCCGCCTTGAAGTCCGCAAGAATGCGCTCACGCTCTTTCTTCGGGGTCTCGCCCGTCACCATTGCCGAGATGTCGGGGAAGTGCTGTATCAGCTCTTCGCTCTCCTCGATGAACTGCGTGAAGACGAGGATGCCCCTGCGTGGCACCTGGGCGTTGTAGAGGAGGCGCTCTACCACGTTGGCGAGCTTACCCGAGAAGCCCGAGCGCCTATATTCGTCTCGTATGCTTTTGTCGGTGTAGCCCTGCCCCGTGCTGTTGACTTTGAGGCGGTCTATCTGTATCGTGTCTACGGCGTAGTAGTTCGTTTTGGCGAGGTAGCCAGCGTGGAGAAGCTCGCCTACCTCTGTGGAGTGGAGTATCGTGGTGAAGAAGCGCCCTTGCAGGCGGGTGAGGAAACGAAGCATAGAGCCGAAGTTGCCTTGCCCGTCCGAGGTGCTGTAAAGGCGGTAGGGGGTGGCGGTCAGCCCGACGCACCGCACGCCTCCGAGTGCCTTGAAGAACTGCATATACATGCTGTCGGGACTTTCATTGACAAGGTGCGCTTCATCCACTATCACGTATTGGAAGTGTCGGAAGGCTTCGGGCTTCTTGTACACGCTGCCGATAGTGGCGAAGGTCGCTTTGCTGATGCGCTTCTTGCCACAGCTGGCGGAGTAGATGGAGCAGAAGATATGCCCGTAGGATACCAGCTTCTGAAAGTTCTGCTCAAGGATCTCTTTTGAGGGTTGGAGGATGAGGACGTGGTCGTCTAAGCGGTTGACGATGTCAGCAATCACTAAGCTCTTGCCCGACCCCGTCGGCAGGACGATAAGCCCTGCGCCCTTGGTCACCGCCTTGTTCTCGAGGTAGCGGACGGCAGAGTCGGAGGCTTGTTGCTGATAGGGGCGGAGTGAGTATTGCATTGTCTATATCCAGCGTTTGTTCTCTTCTACCTCTCTCTCCATCGCCCCGATAAGTGCGTCCTCATCGGGTGAGGGCAGGTAGATACCCGCCTCCATAGAAGCCCAATCACGAAAGCGGTCTATTGCAGTGGTCATCTCCTTCGTATCCAGCTCAGCACTGGAGCGTAAGATGTAGTAGCGTCCGATGCCATTGCCTTCTTTCTCTCGGAGGAAGAGGTCTGCGTTGACGTGGCGTTTGAAGAATTCCTGTTTGATGTACTCCATTCGCTCACCGTACTGAAGAGCGAAGTAGGAGAGTAGGAGGTGCAGGTAGCTGTTTTGCTTGAGGGTGCGCTTGCCTCTCTTCTCCGTGAGCTCGACAAGAGTGCCTTGTCGGTAGAGGAAGTTGCACCTCTCTTTGAATTGCATTCTGTCGAGCTCACGGGAGAGGTCATAGTTCATTCGAGGGCGAAAATTTTAGGGTTGGTGATGAGGTGGCGGTTAGCCTCGATGAAGTCGATAAGTGCTACCACCTTGTCCTCGAGGAGCGGTATATCTCGCTCGGGTGTGAATAGATACTCTTCGCTGTATGTCGCCTTGAGCTTCACTACCACCTCGGGAGGCTCGGGGTTTTGCTTCGTTATGTTCGTCGTTATCTCGGCTACGTCGTAGCTGAATAGGTCTACGCCAGAGTAGCCCATCTCTCGGAGGCAGTAGGGGTAGACAAGATGCTGGGCGTTGCCCTTGAACTTGCCCACCTCATACGACCCCGTGGTCTTAATGTCGTGGACGCTCAGGGGCATCAGCTCATCGAGGAAGCCGTAGAGCCTCACATCGCCCCGCCTTGTCGGTAGCACACCCTCGACGAACATCTGAGGGATAGCCCCCTTGTAGTTGCTTGCGAAGAGGCGGACGACGTCCAGGGGGTAGATGAACGTGCGCTTGTTGTAGTGCGCCTTGAGAGAGACTACGTTGCCTGCCTCGTCGCAGAGCTTCTCTACCTCCATCTTCGGGGATTTCTGCCCGAGGATAAGGCAGTCTACCAGCTCGTTAAACGCTGTGCCGACGTCCGCCTTGATGAGATCCTTGGGTACTCTGTTGATCTTGTCGATGAGGTCTTGGAACGCCTGTGCCTCGTACTCTTCGAGCGTGAGGGCAGGGCTCTCAGCCCCACCCCAATACTTATTGTAGATTACCTCGGACTGAGAGTAGTTCGTGTAAGCGTCAATAAGTGAGGGGTAGAGCTGATAGCGTACCACTGAGCTACTTTGTTTCTGCTGACTCATATCGCTTGGTAGACTTATTCAGGACAAGCCCGAGGCTCTTAGCTTTCTCGTTGATGAGGATGCCCGCTTGCTTCTTGCTTGAGCCGATATGCTCGTACTCGTCGATACGCTCGATGAAGTCATTTGCGCTCGCCTCGTCTGTGACAAGCTCGATAGCTTCTCTGATTTCGTCCATCACCTGCTCGTACTTGTGGGCTTCGGAGCGCTTGACCTCAATCATCGCCTTATACGGCTCGATGATTTGCGCTTGGATGAAGTCGTTGGGGGCGGTCGTCTGCCCGTTCGCTCGGTTGATAATCTCGGGGATAATCATCACCGAGGGTAGCCCGCAGGTGTTCTTGCCGTCATTACGTGGCGTGGGGTCAAAGGTGATGCTTCGCTTGACTATGCCATTTTCGGTCTTAGTCTCCATATAGCCGAGCAGGTCAAGCTCTGCCACAAGGGCGTTATAGGTCTTCTCTCGGATAGCTGGGATAAAGACGTTCGTATCGCCCTCTTTTCGCACGTCTCGGTGAGCCACGATGACGATATTCTTGTTCAGCGCTGAGATGCTTCTTACGAAGTTCTGCACCTCGAGGTTGATAGCGCCCCAATCTCGTAGCTGAGGTTGTCGGAAGCCACAGACGTGGGTGATGATGAAGTCCATCATCTTACCCGCTGTATCTACTACGATGCTGTCAAACCCGCTAAGGTCTTCTTGAAGCACCGCATTGACCTCTGCCCACGAGCCGACCTGCACCGTGCCTACGTCCTTGACGTGCGCTATATTCACACGCTTCACCCCGCCATCAAAGTCGAGAAGCAGGGGGCGTGGTGCGGATAGGGCGAGCGTGGTCTTACCCATACCGCTCTGCCCGTAAATCATCATCTTCACACAGCTGGGAGTCTCCAGCTCGAAGTATCGCTTAATAAGGCTCATATCTATTCTGTGGTTAGTCGTTGGTGATGTCGGTGTAGTCCGCTTCGTCAGCCTTGACGGCTGGGCCTATTGCTGGGGCTACGGGGGTGATGATAGAGTTGATGTGCGAGGTGTAGAGGTCGTAGACGTAGCTCTTTGCCCCCTCAATGGTGGCGAAGTCCATAAGGATAGTCGAGCTGTCAAAGCGTGCAACGAACGCAACGCCATTATCTCGCTTTACCTCTTTGATGACCGCACGCACAGATAGTGTGCCGTGTCCGATGCTCGCCTCAGATACGGGGCGCTCGCCATAGCGGTCAAAGCAGGTGGGGGGTAGGTCTAACCACGCTATGGGCTTGACCGTGAAGAATTTCTGTAACATAGTAGCTGAAAATTAGTGGTGGGAAATGTTGTTCACTTTGTAGCGAGCCTTGCCCGTCTCGGGGTTGCCTCGCTGGTTGATAAAAGATCACTTGCCTTGTCCTCTCGGATTTGGCGAGCAGTTATGTATGTCTAAACTATTAAACCCGTGTTCGTAAGAACCAAGGTGAGGTACAGCCGCTCTAAATTGCGGTCGTGAGTGTCTACTTTGTAGCGTGGCTTGCCCTCACGGGGTGACCACGCAGTGCAATTCGCCACGGCTTGTCCTCTCGGAGTTGCCGAGCAGTATGTTCTAATAGAAAAAAGCTAAAGCCTACGGGGATGAGACCACCCGTAGAGGGTACGCCTGCTCGTAATTGCTGGCGTGAGTGTCAACTTTTTCGGGGTGGCTTGTCCTCACGGATTTACCACCCCATCCTAAAACAATAAACACTATGAAAGAAAACCATCTCTACAATGGGTTGGGCTAATAGTCCCCCTCGTCCGTTATGCCTATCATCTCGTTGATGATGCTTGGCATTACCACCGGTGCGAGTATCTGCACCACGATGCGCTCGAAGTCGTTAAAGTGCAGACCGCAAGCGAAGCACACGAAGGATACTACTGTGAGGGCTAACGATACCTTGAGTATCGCCTTATCGGATAGGGGTTTCATAAGTCTGGGGGATTATCTGTAATTCATATTTAGCCAATACTCGGTCTCTTCTATGCCGTCGTCACTGGGGTTGCATTCATCGTAATAGCGCTGAGCCCATCTAAAGGTCTTGCTGATGTCCGCCTCGTCAAACGCAGGGAAGTCCTTGACCTTGCTGTTGTCGGTCTTGTACTTGTAGCTTGCGGTAAGCTCTTGCCCATCTTGCTCAAATAGCACGATAAGCTCTGACGTGCCGTTCACCCGGGGGTCGTCCTCTATCTTGATGACCGCCTCTACATACTCGCCCTCTTCAAAAAAGGCGTGCGCCATTTCGTCCATCAAGCCTTGGATATAGCTCTCGTCCACCTCGTCGTAGGAGGCTCTCTCTTCAATGTACATAGCTGTATCTGTTAGGTGGGGTAGCCCGCTCGCCTTGTGAGGTTTTGGGCTACCCCTATGAGGGTTAGTGAATGAGGTTTGCAACCTTGAAGCAGCGCCACTCTTGGCGCTCTGTATCGAAATAGGTTTGCAGGGTTGGATTAGCCTTGCGCCCGCTGTCCTTTGTGTCGGGGACAAGCTCGCTTTTCAGCGTGCCGTAGGCTTCACGAATTGACCCGTCTACCTTTTGGTAGTAAAACTTGACGATACCCTTCTGCATCTTTGCGTGTAGCTTGATATTTGCCCACGCTGTTTTGAGGGCTTCGCTGAGGGTGAACCCGTTTCTCTTGACGAACTGCCAAGCAAGAGAGAATACTCTGCTCAGCTGGCTCTTTCTTTCTGTACTCATAGTGGTTTTCTTGTTTAGTGGTGAGATTTACAAGCCAAACACCTCACGCTTGATGGTGGCTGGTGCGTTATCGGCTATTGTCACGTGGTAGCTTCTGCAGTACCACTCAAATACGTCTCTGCCTTCGCTTTCACCAAGCTCTCTGATGAGCTGTGCAAAAACGCTGCGCATGCTAATCTCTCTGTTCATATCTCTGTAGTGTTTGTTGTTTATCTTAGTGCTTGCAGGGACGTTGCGAAGTCCAGGGGGCGGTCGTAAGCCGTTCAGTGCTTAGCACGATAGGTCTAAGCCTGCAAGCGGTATTGTTAGTCACTATGTGGGCATTGCACCCACGTGAGTTATCTATTATTGTCGCCTGTATCAATTATGTCAAAGAGCTCTGTTGTGAAGGTGGCTTGTTGTTGTCCATCCTTTACACTGCAAAGGTATACTAACTTTTCTTACCAATCAAATGTTATGGTAATGTTTCTTAGTGGCGGTGTGCAAGTCGTTGATTTTCAGCGTGAAAAAATTTTGCCTTGAGAGTGCGTGTGCCGTGATTTTGTGCCTTTCGTGGTGTGTCAAGCCCCCAGCAACCAGCCCGTAGGGCTTTACTACGCGCGCGTACTATATAATGCGCACGGGCGGGCGTGGGGAATTTCGGTGCAATATCCGCCCCTGCACCTTTAAGGTCGTGAAAGCGGTATAATTACTTTTTTGTAGCTTTGTGCGGTAGACAGCATCTAAAAATCAAGCAGATCGGAATGGAAGCTATGCATACTATCGCTAAGATAGCCGTGCAGTTATCCCGTATAATCGTGGGGGCAGTTGGCAGTATTCTCCAAGTGGATAAAAATGCAAAACGTTGTGTAGCTGACGATGCCTCGCAGATTGCTTCACACTGGAGAGCGGTAGGCGGGTATATTAGGTCGGCAATGGATAAGGAAAGTGGAAACGGAATATCTTAGGTATTCACAGGCTAACTAATGGACAGTAATTATGAGTGCATACACAAATTTGCCAGACGTACAGAAGGAGTTCATCGAGAAGATCCTGTACATCCTCACTAAGACTGGTGGGATAGACTATTACCGTCTATTCAAAGTGCTATATTTTGCAGAGCGAGAGTACTTAACCACCGTGTGCCGTAAGCTTGTAGCAGATGATTTCTGTGCGCTTCCCCATGGGCCTGTCCCCACACGTCTGTTTGACGCTATCAAGGGTGATCATTATGACGACTTTTCCAAGGCAATAGGAGAGGTTGTGTCCTTCGCTGGGGAGGATGCTAGCAACGTCCTTGTACCCAACAGGGCGCCTGAGCTAAGTATGATTTCCAGGCTCGAGATGGACGTGATTGATAGGACGATTGATAAGTACGCTTCTCTCAGCTTTGCAGAGCTTCGCAGGCTGTCTCATGGTCTTGCGTGGAATGCTACGTCTCATTGCGAGGTGATAAGCTCTGAGAATATTGCTCGTGAGGGTGGATTGCACCCCGATGCGCTCCCATACCTCAGAGATCAATTAGACCTATACCAGTACTCATTGTCCATGTAGGTCACTATGGAGGGCTCATGCTTATCTGTTGGATGCGTACACTTGCTAACCCTTAATAGGGAGAGTGGAATTACCCCAAAGGGAGGGTATAATACCCGTGATAAGCTCTTTGTGGTAATTGGGGCGAGCCGAAATGGAGACGTGTACGGAGGGGTGGTGTTCAACTCTCGTGTAAACTTAAGGCTACCAGAGTATGTACAGAGATACCAGATACCCATTCCTTGCGCAAGATATTCCGAATTCCTCTCTCACAACTCGTTTATTGACTGCTCTTCCGTTATGAAAGTAAAGGCTGCGCAGCTTTCTGTACACACACTAAAGGGGCGGTTGTTGGACGACGATATAGATCTTGTGATAGGCGCAATAAGCGAAAAGGCGAACATCAACATCAAAGAAGATAGCCTGCTTCAATTTGGTCTATTGGACAGCACTTCTCACAAAGCCGAATAACAGCTATCATTATGCATACCCTCTGTAAGCTATCACGCAAGCTCAAGAGGGAGCTTTTGAGCCATAAAGCCCCCTTACCCATACGGGGCTGTTCCTCCAGCTGTCCGTATGAGGTCGGGAGCTTTGGTGGAGTATCCCGCAGTGCCCTGTCGGTCGCCTCGTCACCAGCTCCGTGCGTTGTCCACTACGCAACGGAGCATTTACCAGCTTTTCGCCCCAGTGGTGGGCTGTCCTCGCATCTGGCTTCTCGCCCTGCGACCCCCTTACGGACTCCTTGCGGTGGATTGGCTACCACAGCTACTTCGAGGGGTTTAATCAGCACTCCCGAACGTTCGTTTTATCACCGATAGCTGAGTGCTGATATTCTCCTAAAAAGGAGTACCTCCCCCCAGTCTTCGCCCAGACCAAGGAGAGGTATTTGATATTTCCTTTTGCCAACGTATGGATGGCTTCCTACCAAAGGGCGATTTGGTAGTACAAAGATATGGTAACTTTTCTTAGTATGCAAGCGGAAATAGAAATAAATCCTGCTGTGGGCAATCGCTTCAAGGAGCTTTACCGCTATCTTCAGAGCAAGGCGATAGTTCACAAACAGAAAGACCTTGCAGCTCTCATAGGAGCAACGGAGGGGAATATATCGCGAATGCTGAAAGGAGATGTGAGGTACACAACTTCTTCGATGATTTCGCGCATCATATCGGCAACAAACTTGCCGTTCAGCGAAGACTATATTCTCCGTGGCGAGGGAACACTCCTCAAAGATGGAGAGCAGGACGAAGCCCCGCAGAAGCCCTACCGAGCGCCCCACGAGGTGGAGAGCGTGGCGCAGGGCTCACGCACCATACAGACGCTCCCTATAATCCCCATAGAGGCGCAGGCTGGCATCGGCAAGGGCTTCCTATACGATAAAGACCCATCACAAGACCCCGAAGACGTGTACGATGCGTTCGACACTATGGAGGTCGTGCTGGAGCGTGCCGTATCAGACCGCTACAAGCTGTTCCGAGTGAAAGGGGATAGTATGGACGACGACAGCAAACGCTCCGTCTGTGAGGGGGATATAGTCCTCTGCCGTGAGGTGTACCCCGAAGATTGGCAGTACGGACTAATCAACACGAAGTACCCCAACGTGGTAGTCGTGATAGAAGAGGAGGGTATCCTACTCAAGCAACTCACAAAGCACGTCAAGAGGAACGACACTATACACCTCCACTCCCTCAACAGCAAGTATGAGGACTTCGCAGTAAACCTCAAGGACGTGCGGGCGTTCTTCTACGTGGAGCGCATCATAGACCGCAGTATGTCGCAATGGTAACCGCTAACAACTAAAAAACAGAATACAATGAAGAAACTACTACTATCATCTATGCTCCTGCTGTCGCTCTCATCCTGTACCAAATCACCGATGAGCAAAGTTGAGGATGCAGTCCGTGAAGAGCTGAGAAGGACGCTGCACGACTTTAGTAGCTACGAACCTGTTGAGTGGGGAAAGTTAGACACGATCTACGTTGTGGGGGTGGATGCCGTTAGTGGTGCTGCCTCTAAGCCCGAGATAATGGAGATAACCGTAGATCATACATTCCGTGCAAAGTCTGGTGCAGGTGTTACACGTATTGCGACGTGGAAGTTCCACCTCACCCCAGACTTATCCTCAGTATGGAAGGCTGACGACCCTTTAGATGAGATGCTTGAAGAGTCGAGAAGGAAGCAGGATAGCATTGAAGCGCTGTACAAAAACTACGAATAG